TGAAGAGCGTTGCACTCGCCTAACAGAAAGAAGAGCCAATGATTACGCTGATTCGGGACGGCTCCTGTCCGCTCCACATGTGTTCAGGCACCGGCCACACGGTCTGCAACAAGACGTATGACTGGGTAGAATCCTTCACCACAGCCGTGAACCGGCTCATGACGAACCACGCGCTGGACATCCCGGCAGACCACCGGGACGAAATAGCGGGATTATTGGCACTCACGCCGACAACCTCCGAACCTTGAGCGCATTTGGCTCATATAATCACCACACGCGAGTCTCCTGAAATCTGCATTTTTCTTACCCCGCTGAATCTGGCGGGGTTTTTCTTTGCCCTTTTCGTTCTACACTGTGTCTGTTTAGCCACAAGTTGTGGGGAGAATGGCACACATGGCAAAGGCTCGGATGATCGGCCAGATTACCAAGGTTGAGGATATGGGCGACGGAACCCGCATGGTTTCCGGGATCGCCAGCACCCCCACGAAAGACTCTGACGGGGAATCCTTCACTGGCGACTGCCTACGCGGGGCCATCCCCGATTACATGGCAAAGCGGCGGGCTGTGCGCGAGATGCATGACCCCCAAAAGGCTGCTGGCGTCACCACTGAGATGTACGTGGACGACGACGACGTTACGCACATCACCGCGCATGTCGTTGACCCGGTCACGGTACTCAAGGTCGATACCGGCGTTCTCAAGATGTTCTCGATTCAAGGCAACGTCCCACCGGGCGGGCGTGATGCCAACGACCGCAAAATCATTCACAAGTTGAAGTTGCGCGAGGTTTCGCTGGTGGACGTTGGCGCGAACCCTGACTGCGACGTGACAGAGGTTGTCAAGCTGGACGGCGACGAAGGAGACGACGTGGAAGTTGAAACGGATGTGACTACCGCCGCGGCTGGTGCCCCGGTTGAAGCGGCCACCGATACGGCGGTCAAGGTTGAAACGCCCACCGGCGACACGGTTAAAAAGGGCTTGTACGGCGTCTCCCGGTTTGCTGAGTTGCTGGCATCTCTGGGCTATCAGGCTCAGGACGCGAGCTACGAAGCGCAGTACGAGGGCGACAATTCGCCGCTTCCCGAGCAGATGCGCGCCTGGCTGGCGTCGGGTGCGGAGATCCTCAAGGCCATGACCGAAGAGGAGACGAGCGAACTGCTGGCATCGCTGGCGCCGCCCGATCCTGCCCCGGTTGTCGAAGTCATCGCCCTGGCTGACTCAAAGCCCGGCGCGGATGCGGTCGAAAAGAAGGGCGCGAAGTTCTCAGCGGCCACGAAGGGCAAGCTGGCCGAGGCCCATGACCACATTCAGAAGGCGGCTGACTGCATGAAGGCCAGCGGCTATGACGATTCGGCCAAGGCTGAGACGGCCGTCGAGGGCGAGGACACAATCGCCAAGGTTGCCGGTCTCGAAGATTCCGTCTCGAAGCTCAGCACCGAGCGGGACGCCCTCAAGGACACCGTGACGAAACTCCAGAGCGAAGCCAAGCAGCATGAGGCCCAGCTTGACGAGATCGTGAAGGGCATGAAGGCGAAGGGCTTTCTCAGGGTTGTCGAGAAGGGCAATGACGACAACGTAGGCAAGGCAGACGCGGGTGTGGAGGCCGAACCCAGTGACCCGCTGGACGCAATCAGGAAGATTCATAAGTCCGGCGGCGTAACCATCCAACCCCGCGCCTAAGAAGCGAGGGCAATCCAGTCAAGGAGTCGCACAAATGAGTATGCAAGAGACGCTGGACCTCGTAAAAAAGGCCCTCAGTTCGCCCGCAGACGACACGATTCAGAAGGCCATCACGGTAGCCACCGGGCTTACCGCGTATGACCTTCAGGCACCCGCCAAGAACCTTTACCCCGTGGCAACGCCCATCCGCAACGCCCTGCCACGCATCGGCGGCGGAACCGGCCCGGCGACCAACTGGAAGGTTGTTTCCGCTCTGCTGGGCTCTGGCTTTAGCGGCATGGGATGGGTTCCCGAGGGTCAGCGCTCTGCCAACCAGAGCTACACCACGGCAGCCAAGGCCGCAAGCTACGTGACGCTGGGTGAGGAAGACTACGTCACCCGCGAAGCGATGAACGCCGGAAAGGGCTTTGAGGATGTGAAGGCCCGCATGGTGCTTCGTTTGCTTCAGGGCATGATGCTGAAGGAAGAGAACGCGCTGCTGTTCGGCAATGCGTCCGTCAACCTTGGAATCTGCCCGACTGCCACGTTGTCTGCCTCTGGCTCTGGCGCCACTCTGCCCGCTCTGACCTATTCGGTCATCTGCGTTCCCCTGACCTACGAGGGCATTCAGCAGCAGTCCATCGCGGCTGGCCTCGTCCAGACCAAGACCATCACCGGCATGGACGGGTTGACCTTCACGCTGAACGGCGGCGTCGGTCAGGCCTCCGTGAGCGCCACCCAGGCCATCACTCTCGGTCAGATTCTGACGGCGTCGGTTGTCCCGGTTCGCGGCGCGGCTGGCTATGCGTGGTATGTGGGCGCGGTGGGCGCGGAGCGGTTGCAGATCATCACCAACGTGGCAACCGTGACCTTCTCGGCCCCGCTGAACGCCACCAATCAGCTTGCCTCGGCTCTCACCGCTGCTGACTACAGCGCGAACCCCAACCTGGCCTTTGACGGGCTGGCGTCGGCTGCATTGAATGCGACCTCGGGCGCGATCTGGCAGCCTCTCACCAACGGCGCAATCCTGACCACCGGCGGGCGCGGCAACGTGAACGAGATCGACAACCTGCTCCTGGCCATGTTCAACGCGACTCAGGTAAGCCCCTCGGTGCTCTATGTCAACGCCCAACAGGCGAAGGACATCGCATCCCGCGTGCTGAACGGCTCGTCTGCCCCGCTGCTCCGCTACACCAACGACGACCAGGGCTTTGCCATCGTCGCCAATGGCGTCATCAAGAGCTACTTCAACCCGTTCGCTCTCAACGGCGGGCGCGAAATCCCGATCAAGATTCACCCCAAGATGCCCGCTGGGACGATCTTGGGCTATGCCGAGGACTTGCCCGCGCAGTACCAGTCCAGCGAAGTTCCGAACGTCGCCGCGGTCAAAACCCGCGCTGACTACTACGAACTCGATTGGCCGATGCGCACCAGGCGTGAGGAAGTGGGCGTCTATGCCGAGGAAGTTCTCGCCGTCTACGCTCCCTTCGCCATCGGCGTAATCAACAACATCACCGCCGGCTAAGTCAGAGGCTCAACCGTGGGGAGTCAATGCCGCACCAGGCAACGGCTCCCCATTTCACAGCAGCATGAAACAGAGGCAACCATGAAGGTCTTTCACGCGGACGCCACCGGATGCAGTTTCGACGGCGTGAGTTACGAACCCGACGAAAACGGCGCTTTCGACGTTCCACAAGAGGCGATTCCAGCCTTGCAGTGCATGGGCTTCACCACGGAAGCGCCGAAGGTCGACACCACGCCTGTGACGGTTCTCGCTGGCAACCCGGCCAAGTGGACCAATGACGTTTTGGCGGCTGAAGCTACCCGGCTCGGTCTTGACACCACGCTGGCGCGTCCGGCGCTGGTCAAGGAAGTTGCAGCGGCCCGCAAGGCTGAAGCTGATGCGGCTTACACGGAAGCGGAAGCGGAGTAACAATGGCCACTCCCGGCGATCTGACGACACTCGCGGATGTTCAGGCAGCTTGCGGCGATACCGTCACCGGCATCGACGCCAAAGTGTCTCTGCTCATCACCGCCTGTAGCGCGTGGGTGAAGTCGTATCTGAACCGGGACATCCTGAGCACCGCTTACACCGAGACACTGAATGGGACTGGCGGCCGGCAGATCATGACCGCCAATTACCCCGTTACGGCCATCACCCAGGTTCTGGTGGACAACATCGATGTGACCACCTACGCCGTTTGCGATGGGCGGCGAACCATCAGCCTGACCAACCTCAATAACAGCCCGACCGGCTTCTCTTTTGGCTGCCCGACCTTTCGGCGCGACATCATGAACGTCGTCGTGAAGTACACCGCCGGGTTCGCCACCGTTCCCGCCGATCTGGAATTGACCGTGATTCGCCTGGTGCAATGGGCTATCGCGGAGATGAAGCGGCCCCAGCAGAACTCGAAGAGTATGCAAGGCGAGGTCATCACCTTCAGCACGGCGTCTGCCCCGAAGTGGGCTCTCGATAATCTGAACAACTGGAAAAAGGTCGTCGGATGAGCGAGGGCTTGATTGTCGGGCAGATCGTGGGTTCAGAGTTGGTGCAAGCCAAGCTCGCGCAGATCGGCGCAATGCAGCGCAAGCGTATCTCGGCAACGGTGCATCGGCTGGGCTTGATGACTCTGAAGGCGGCGAAGGAGTACTTGAACGGTCCGCGGCCCGAGAATCTTGGCGATGTGTCCGGGCGATTGCGCCGCTCAGTCAATGAGAACTTCACCGAGGACGGCAACACCTTCAGAAGTACGGTCGGAACGAACCTCCCCTACGGCGCTTACTGGGAAAAGGGCTTTGACCGCAAGGTGGGCTTTGGTGCTCGTGGCGGTCCCAAGACGGCGCTCTCACAGTACGGCGAACAGCGGGCCATCATCCGCAGCTACACGAAGTACGGCAACAGCCCCGGAATGACAAAGCACTTCGACGCGCGCCCATTCCTCACCCCGGCCCTGGCCGACATGAAAGACGAAATCCGCGCCCGGCTGGCTAGTGCGATGGGAGGCTCTTAATGGCCCTGAACCGTGAACCGATCTTCGTTGCTCTGGCTGCGCGTATGCAGTCCGTTGCCGGGTTTGTCACACCCTGCTCTCGCATCTTCAAAACCTTCGAGGACGTGGCACCCGAACAGCAGCCAGCGATGTTCCTACTGGTGGGCAATGAAGAGGCCAGCGGAGATCCACGGCAGCCCACCAGGTGGAAGCTACTTGCGCGTCTCGTGGTCTATAACCGGCACGATGCAACGCCGGGAGTGGTACCAGCGACTGCACAGAATGCTTTGCTGACAGCCATCGAAGCCAAGCTTGAGATGACACCAGGCGAAGCTGCAACCGCCGGGATATTCCTCGGCGATGGCGATGCGCCACACACCACGCTGGGCGGCCTCGTCAACACTTGCCGAATCTTTGGAACGGTCGAGAAGGATGAAGGCTTGTTCCAAGAACAGGGGATCATGGAAATCCCTATCGAACTCACTACCACCGCTTAGGAGGCGGTAAACAATGGCCGACGAAACCAACACCGATGCCCCCACAACCCTCACCGAAGCCGTCGAGATTGTGGCCGAGGTTCCCGTTGTCGAAACAGAGCAAGCCGCCGAAGAGGTCGAGGTCAAGGCGGAAACCACCTTCGGCAAGGTCGAGCGCGAAATCGAGACGTGGTTTGCTGATCTGCGTGGCAACCTTCAGGGCCTCGAAACCGAAACCCACAACAAGATTTTTGCAGCCAAGGAAGCTCTCAAAGCTCGCCTGACCGCAATCCTCTAACTGTCACATCAACCGGGGTGTCATCGGAGGCCGACCCGATGACCACGCCAGAAAGCGAGTATAACCATGCCTCAATATAACTTTGGCGTCGGCCAGCTTTTCATCGTTCCGCCCGGCGCAAACCCCACCCCCGTCAACGTCGGAACGCTTCAGGATGTCTCCCTTGACATCTCCCGCGCCGTCGTCGAAATGTATGGCGCGAACGCCTTCCCCGAAGACATCGGTCTCGCAAAAGGGAAGATCAGCGGCAAGGCGAAGTCTGGCCGCATTCAGGGAACCTTGATTGCCGCCATTATGGCTGGCGCAACTACCGCCGTCGGACAGACCGGCGCGGCACAGAACGAAATCGGCATCATCCCTGCCTCTCCGTTCCTTGTGACTCCAGTGAACGGAGCGACTTTCGCTCAGGACGGCGGCGTCTATGACTGGACCGCTGGCAAGCAGTTGCAGTGTGTAGCCTCCGGGCCGACCACCGGGCAGTATGCGCTCACCGCGGCCGTCCTTGGCGCAACAGCCTCGTTTGCCACCAATGTCATGACCGTGACCGTCGCGCCGACAACTGGGACGTTCCAGGTTGGGCAGACCATCACCGCTACGGGCGTGGCAACTGGCACAACCATCACCTCGCTGGGCACTGGCACCGGCGGAACCGGAACGTACAACTTGTCGACCGCCCCCGGAACCATCGCTGCAGAGTCTGTCACGGCGGGCGTGGCATATCTTTTCGCTTTGGCGGATGTGGGTCACCAGGTCGGCTTGAATTACCTCTACACCATCGTCACCGGCCTCACCGTCAGCCTCAGCAACCAGTTGATGGGATCAGCACCAACCTTCCAACTTGTGGTCGCCAACACCAGCAAGGGGATACAGTTCGGCTACAAAGTCTGGGCTGTCGTATTTCCGAAACTCTCGCTGGCCAGCAAGCAGGATGGCTACACCGATGCAGACATCGAGTTCCAAGGGTTCACGGACTCACTGAATCGCGTCATTTCCTTCTTCACCGCTGCCGCTTAACCTC